AACTTTCATATGTTAGATTTGCTTGACCGATAATATAATTATCTAGATTTAATATTACTTCGCCGTTTTGATTTTTAAATTTGCCCATAACCAAGCAAACAGCTTTTTTGATCATGCTAATTAAATTTAATTCTTAGTGTATTCGATAATACCGTAAATACGGCCTGTAGCCCACGCATTATAAAATCTTATATAATTTGCCTTTAATGATGTAATTAAAAGACAGTTGGTCCATTTGTTCTCAGATTCAAAAAATACATATGGCAGTGAAACAATCGTACCATCGCTAAAAGTACACTTTAAATCAAATTTTACATACTCGGCAATGTTTAGATTATGTGTATAATCATAAGACGATGAAGATATGTTAAAATTAATATATTTTCTATAAATTTTCTTCCCGTCTATCCAGTACATACCGGTAAAACTTTCTTCACTGCTGTAATTTAAATTTAATATGATATTTTCATCTTTATTAACAAACTTAGGCATGATCTGCACCTCTAATCATAGAGATACAGCTGTTATGCTGCACCTCCCTTTTTAGAGATATAATCCGAAGACTGGATACTATTTTTCTTGTTAGTAAATAGTACCCCCCCCGCAAATTTAATTGAATTAATCATACTTTTTACCTCTCTTTCTTTTATTGGAGAGGTACTTTTAAGTGCCTTGTTATTAATATCCGATTACTCTCAAAATATGTTCTTCTACTGCATCAACTGCATTTCCATTAATAACCTGAGTACGGCCAAAAAGTGATACATTTTTTCCACTAAAAGCCAGCTGACACCGATAAACAGTAGTAACACCATTTATAGCCTGTGCACGTTCCAAATGCATCTTACTGTCTTTTGCAGGAATCATCCTATCTGAACACTGCCCCAAAGTAGAATGCGGACGCCATATAACCTCTAGATAGTCATAATTGGTGTAATCATCTTTTAAAGTAAAACTGCTTGTTGTATCACCGTCAAATAAAACAGTTCCCAACAAAATTTTTTTACCACTCGAATCTTTAAGTTTGCCCATAAAGGCATTTAGACTGTTTTTAATTATGCTATTCTTTTCCACATATAACAGGTAATGTAAGGTTGCAATAATTCTGGATCATTACCATCTAACTTCGTTACCCTCGTTGTATGGGTTGCAATAACGCCTCCGCTGCCGCCTTCACCATCTGCTCCAACATTGACAAACTGATTATAATTCGGAACCCCTGGAACTGTACCCATTGCCTGATAACCAATTGTCTTATTGTTGCTGTTAACTGCACCAATCATAGCCCTTAACGGTGCTGTTTTATTACCGCCTGTTTTCTCAACAGTCTTGAAATCACTATCAGATGCATTTACTCCAACCGGCACTCTGCCAGAGCCCCATGCTGTCCATGTTCCACCAAAATATTTTGATGGATTCTCGTCAACTGTTGAAAAATATATACTGCCAATTGGGTAAATGTGGTCTACTAGGCTTTTGCCATTTGCATCAACAAGCATAATTATCACGTGACAAGTCTAAATGCTTGTCACCACCAGTCTTGTCAAAAATAAAAAGGCACTTTTGCAAGTACCTCTTAATAATATAAATACACGCTGTAGCGTGTGTGTGTGTGTGTGTGTGTGTGTGTGTGTGTTCAACCCTACCGGGTGTTTCACACTCTTGATAAATCGTTTATCCATCAAATTTTCTCCTATTCCTCATAGTATACCGCTAATCCAAGTGTTTCTTTATGATCATTAAGCACATCGATAAGCTTATTAATATACTGTATTGTAATTTGAATTTCACTCCATACTTTTGCGATATCGCCTGGGTCGCTCATATTCAGGTCAGGCGGAACTGTAATCTTTGTAGGGATGCTAACTGCCAATCAGATCACCCCATTTGAAACGTTCCTTAAGACTTCCCCAGGTTAAATTTTTCTTAATCCAGTCCCATGTGATTATATCAACCTGAACAACTAATCTTTCGCCAGGACCGACAGTTTTTTTAGAAAGTGTTACATCATATATACGGTACTTTGCCATTTACCTCACCTCAATTTTAAATTTATTTTTAATTATTTCATCAGCAATTTCATATACTGCTCTCATGCTGTAGCTTCCTGCTTCATCAAGTGCAAGCATAAATGTAAGATCATGTTCATCAATGGTACATTCTATTGTCTTTATTAATTCACCATATTGTAATATCTCTATATATGCATTTCTTATTACAAAGACATCATTTTTTCTGCTGTGCACATACAGTCTTATTTTTCTTTTTTCGCCTTTCAGCATAGCTATTTCATCACACATGGAAGTACCTCCTTGACTGTGCATATATAGTCACTTTCAAAACAGATTTCAGAGCGGTAATTGATGATTGAAAGATGAAAGCACAGATTTGATGTATCAACCGTAAACATCGCAGTTGCTAAAAATCCAAGATTTCCAGCTTCATCATATGCATACAGATCCATTACATATTCACCGATAATATTGGACGGCACATTGACCGTCCAGCTATTATCATTCAATCTGTCAAAAATCACTTCAAAACTGTCTGTTTTTCCAATTACTCTTTCTACAGCCATATTTAAGCATCTGTAACCGTTACAGTGATGGTAAATGTCTTACCGCCGTCAACAGGGTTAGGAGTAATTACTACATCAGTAATTACGGGTGCTTTGGTATCAAGGGTAACTGTTCTTGAAATGGCTGTTTCTTTGCCGGCACTGTCGCGTGCGGTAATAACAATAGTATTTGTACCTTCGGCCAATGTTAATTCCTTAGTAAAAGAACCATTGCTTTCTACAGTAACGTTTGCAGCGCTTCCAGAATTCAATTTGACCGTTACTGTTACCGGACTTGATGTAGCATCATTTGTAGTACCGCTTAATGTCACTTTAGGATTGTTTGTAATTAATCCCGCAGCAGGGCTTGCAATATTTAATGTAGGCGGTACTGTATCAACCTTGAACGATACAGATTTTTGAACTACTGCATTGCCGTCGTTATCACTCGCATCAAATTTAATTGTATGACTTCCATCATTTAAGGCAGTTCCTGGAGTATAAGAACACTCATAGCCTCCGCTTACTTTATTTTTAGTTATTCCGGATGTAATCTTAGAACCGCTGTCAATAATAATACTAATAGAATCCGGATTAACCCCACTGTCTGCATCAGTAACTTTCCATGTTATCGTAGGCTTGTTGTTTATTAGTGTAGCACTAGCACTAGGATAGGTTGGAGTAATTACAGGTGCAGTTCTTTCCTTAACCACCAGACGAAGTTTTGTTCCCAAAGTCGGATCATCAGCATCTACTGTAGTAATATTATTTGCATTATCAGTAGCTTTTACTGTTACATTGTAATACCCGTTTGGTTGATTAAAACTGGAAGTATTCGGCGCTGTTACGGTCGCTTCATATTTACCAGTCTGACTGTTTAAATTCAGTGTCGTTGAGACACCGTTAATAATTACCTGTACTGTTTTTAAACTCATTTAAATTTTCCTTTCTTTATTCTCTGTTTACATCTAATTTTCTAATTAAATCTTTAATATTTATATCGCCGGTATATACCGCTGCATTAAAAAGGTTAATTATAGCTTCTAAAGCTTCATGAAATGAAATAATATACTTAAACTGCCTGGTTACTTTAGTAATGTTTATTCCATCAATTTCAACCAGATAAAGAGGAAATTCATTCACCGTTCCACCGTTAAATGTATCACTCA